ATCGAGAAGCTTACGATAACGGGGATGCCGACAAGATTATTGACGCCCAGTCCCGGCTAAATGACGCGCAGTACAAGTTGCAAAAAGTAAAAGAATACGTACCCACTTTACAATATGATCCAAATGAGGTACAACCCGTTCCAGAAGTCCAAGTACCTCGTCCTGACCCAAGGGCTGCTGCGTGGCAAGAGCGCAACACATGGTTCGGTCAGGACGAGGAAATGACCAGTCTTGCACTTGGATTACATCAAAAGCTGGTCAAACAGTACGGAGACCGGTATACGTCCACCGACGAATACTGGCAGAAGATTGACAACACAATACGTCAACGCTTCCCGGACTATTTCCAAGATTCTCCGCAGCAGGAAGGTAAATCTGCTTCGCGCACAGAAAAATTGTCCACGGTCGTGGCTCCTGCGACCCGCAGCACATCCTCCAAAAAGATCGTGCTAAAGCAGTCGCAGTTGAACCTTGCTAAACGTCTGGGGTTGACCCCAGAGCAATACGCCCGTGAAATCATGAAAATGGAGGCCAAAAATGGCTGAAAACAGACTTACTCGTGAACTTGAAACTCGTGCCGTGCAGGAACGTCCAAAGCAGTGGACTCCACCTGAGCTTCTCCCTGAACCAGATAAGCAGCCCGGCTTCGCGTACAGATGGATTCGCGTCTCGACTTTGAACAATGCTGACCCACGTAATCTTTCCGCAAAACTGCGCGAAGGGTGGGAGCCAGTCAAGATTGAGGAGCAACCAAAATTTCAACTGCTACTCGACCCGAATAGTCGCTTTAAGGACAACATCGAGGTCGGTGGGTTGTTGCTTTGTAAGACCCCAAGCGAGATGGTAGAGCAGCGTAATAACTATTATCAGCAACAGTCCGAAGGACAGATGGAGTCTGTAGACAACAACCTGATGCGCCAAAACGACCCAAGGATGCCTCTTTTCTCTGAGAAGAAGTCCTCTACATCGTTTGGCAAAGGTAGTTAATCTAAACTTTTTGGAGCTAAACATGGCTTTTCCGACTGTATCGGCCCCCTACGGGCTAAAGCCGATCAATTTGATCGGTGGTCAGGTGTTTGCGGGTCAGACTCGTGAACTCCCGATTGCAAGTAACTACAACACTTCGATTTACAACGGCGACATTGTTCGTATTTCGGGCGCTACTATTGTCAAAGAAACGGGCACTACGACTGTCACAGCGACAGGCGTTGTTGGCGTGTTCCTTGGTTGCAGCTACACCAGCCCAGCTACGGGTCAGAAGTTGTTCTCCAACTTCTACCCAGCTAATACGGTTGCTTCGGATATTCTGGCTTACGTATCAGATGATCCTGACCAACTGTTTAAAGTTGCCGTAACTGGCGGCGCAACTTCGACCACAATCACCCCGATTTCGGGTTCGATTCTGGGCGATAACTTGGCTATTTCGCAGCCTTCGACGAACACCACCATTTCGGGTAACTCGAATATCGGTGCGTATGACTCTGGCTCGAACACTGACCAGTCGTTGCCATTCCGTGTTGTTGATCTCGTTCCCGAGACCACTAACTCCAGCGGTAACTACAGCGAAGTTATTGTTAAGTGGAATGCTCCGTACCCAACAGCGACTACAACCGCTGCCGGTAGCCCGCTCGTCTATACCACTACGGTAACTATAAACGGCGGCCACTCGTATCTCAACCCGACTGGTCAAGCCAGCGTATAAGGAGCACATAAATGGCTATTTCACGCGCACAACTACTGAAAGAGCTGCTCCCCGGCTTGAACGCATTGTTCGGTCTGGAGTACGCTAAATATGGCGAAGAGCACAAGGAAATCTACGAAACTGAGACTTCCGAGCGTTCTTTTGAAGAGGAAACCAAGCTGTCTGGCTTTAGTGCCGCCCCCGTTAAAAACGAGGGTAGCGCAATTGCTTATGACAACGCGCAGGAAGCTTGGACTGCAAGGTACAACCACGAAACCATTGCTTTGGGTTTCTCGCTGACCGAAGAGGCCATCGAAGATAACCTGTATGACAGCCTGTCGGCTCGTTATACCAAGGCGCTGGCTCGTGCTATGGCTTACACCAAGCAGGTAAAGGCTGCTGCTGTTCTGAACAACGGCTTCACCAACTCCGCTCAGTACTACGGCGGCGACGGCGTACCTCTGTTCTCGGCATCGCACCCACTGGTAGGCGGCGGCACTAACTCGAATATCCCTTCGACACCTGCCGACCTGAACGAAACCTCGTTGGAAAACGCTGTGATTCAGATCGCTGCGTGGACTGACGAACGTGGTCTGCTGATCGCAGCTAAGCCTAAAAAGCTGATCGTCCCACCAGCTCTCCAGTTCGTTGCTACTCGTCTGTTGGAAACCGAACTCCGCGTCGGCACTAACGACAACGACATCAACGCTCTGAAGAACAACGGCTCGGTCCCAGAAGGCTTTACGATCAACCACTTCTTGACCGATACAAACGCATGGTTCCTGACCACTGACGTTCCAAACGGCATGAAGCACTTTGTTCGTACCCCGCTGGCTCAGTCGATGGACGGTGACTTTGATACCGGCAACGTCCGTTACAAGTCTCGTGAGCGTTACTCGTTCGGCTGGTCTGACCCGCTGGGCATGTTTGGTTCGCAAGGCGCGTAATAAAAGGGGGGCTTTACGCCCCCCTTTTTGTAGTATATAAAGTAGGTATTCCGGGGATTATCCGGCACGTCAAACAGGCTCCCGGCCTGACTTCATGCAGATTGACGCGCCTAACCGCATGAGGAAAAATTCAAATGGCACTTTCTACTACCCAAAGCATTTGGCGTTCGGGCGGCGGCGACACGACTCGCACCGCATACTGTGGCTCCGGCGTAATGGCTGCACAGTTTTACTTTGACCCGACGGCAGTCAACACTACTACCGCTAAAGTTTCTTCTGCTGCTGGTGCTCCAGCCGTGATTCTTCCAGCAGGCGCAATCATCACCGCAATTCAATTTAACGCCGCCGCTACAGGTGGTACAACCCCTACTATGGATATGGGTTTTACCCTGTACACCACAGGCACAGCCAGTCCTACAGCTTTGATCGATAACTACGCTGCTGATGCTGGCAAGAAGCAAGTTGTCTGGGGTGATAGCGGGGCTGGCACTTCGTTGGGCGGAGTAATGTCGGCTACTGAATTGGTCTATATCACTGGCGGTGCAAACACTGGCGATGCAGCTACTGGCGGCGCGGTCTCTGGTCAAATCCTGTACTTCGTCACAGACCCACTGCTCGGTCAGCAGAACGTTTAATTCAGGAGCCTATCATGGCGAATATCGGAATTTGGCGTTCTATAACCCAAGTAGGTACGTACGAGCCGTTTGAGTTGCAGGTCTCTCGTGGTCAAATTCAGGGGCACAGAAATGTCACTGTCTTTGGATTCAATTCTGATGTAGACACGGCTCAGGTATCGGTTTGGCCTTTGCCTAGTTTAATTACTTTCCCTGCGACTGCTTTGCAGATGAAGGTCAGTTCGACAAGTGCGAACGATACAAGTAATGGCACCGGTGCGCGTTCAGTTGTTGTGCAGGGTTTGGACGCCAACTATAACGAAGTGTCAGAAACTGTTGTCTTGAACGGTCAAACGGCTGTGACGATGACTGCGGCGCTGCTTCGGGTTAACTATGCTTATGTATTAACGGCAGGTTCTGGAAACAGTGCCGCAGGTGACATTTATATCGGCACAGGTACTGTGACTGCTGGCGTCCCTGCGACCACATACGACATCATTAAGTTTGACTACAACACTACGATCACGGGCAGCTACACCATCCCAGCAGGGTATACGGGGTATGTGTCTCAGGGGCTGTTTTCGGCGGGTCAAGCAGGTGGGTCTGCCCAAGTTGAGGGGCGACTTTTAACCCGTGGCACCGACAACATTCGTCGCACCGCCGCAGTCACGACTGTCAATAATGGTGTAGCGGACTATGTGTTTGAGTACCCGCTTGAAGTCCCGGAAAAGACTACGCTTGAGGCAACAGCGCTTGCTAGTTCCAATAACAACGGTGTTTCTTCGATGTTCATCATCCTCTTAGTTCAAAACTACATGCAGGGTTCTTAAAATGGCTAAGACCCCTGCATGGCAACGCAAAGAAGGTAAGTCCGAGAAGGGCGGTTTGAACGCCAAGGGACGCGCCTCTTACAACGCAGCTAATCCGGGGAAGCCCGGTCTGAAAGCCCCGCAGCCGGAAGGCGGGGCTAGGAAGAAGTCATTCTGTGCCCGGATGTCAGGGATGAAGAAAAAGCTGACTTCCGCAAAAACTGCGAACGATCCGAATAGCCGTATTAATAAATCACTTAGAGCATGGAAGTGCTAATCATGTCCGATATTGAATTGACCGAACGCGAGCGGGCTATTGCCAAAGAAGCGGCAAAGATTGCGATTGAAGAGATGTCTTCCGAGTTCTACAAGAAAGTCGGAAAGACTGTCGTCGAGAAAGCGTTGATTTGGATCGGCCTTTTTGTTGTTGGCCTTGTCATCGGCAAGGGTTGGATCATAAAGGTCTGATATGCCTACCGTATCCAAGAAGCAGGAAAAGTTTATGCAGGCGGTTGCCCACAAC